GAATATTTACAAACTTAGATTTACAGACAAAGAAACTGCAATAGCTGATTTAAAATCAAAAGGCTTACTTCTTGAAGAAGGTTACGGAGTAGGTGTTCACGCAATAGTTGACCTTGGTAAGATTGTTTTAAACCAACCTACAGAAGAAATAGAGCCAATATTTGCAGATGGCTATCATTACGATATTATGTGTGAGCAAGATGTTGACTTTGGCGAAAATTCGCTAATTGTAAATAATCCTAAACACGGTTTTTTAGGATATAATTAATTTAAAAATGCAAAATAATTTACTAATTACGTTATACTATTATTAACACAGAAAAACAAATGAAAAACACAGACATTTTAAATCGAATCAACGCTTTACTTCAAAGAAATGTAAAGTTAGAACAAGCGACATTAGACAATGGTACAGTTATCGAAGCGGATAGTTTTGAAACTGGTTCTCCTATTTTTTCAATTGATGGAGAAAACAAAAATCCATTAGAAGTAGGAACGTACACATTAGATGACGGTCACGTTATTGAGGTTACAGAAATTGGAGTTATTGCTGATGTGAAAATGCCAATAGGCGAAGAAGAAGTGGAAGCTAATTATGACAAAGAAAAAGAGGAAATGTCAGAAACAGAAACACAAGAAACAGAATTAGCAGAAACACCAGCTACATTAGAAGAAATCTTAACAGCGGTAGTAGATGCTATGCAACCAAAATTAGACGAACTACAAGCAAAAATTGATGCTTTAAGCGGTGCTGCAACTGAAATGAAAGCAACTCTTTCAACTCAAAAAGCTGTAAAGCCGTTAACTCACAAACCAACTGAAAAGGTAGAATTGAAATCAAAATCATTTGATCCTCAATCATTAATCTTTGCAAAATTAGCTAACTTTAATAACTAAAAAATGGCAATAACTGTAAACGGAGTTTTAAACGCATTACCAGTGGATATGTTACCTATTGGTTATATTTTGCCAAATCCATCAACTTTTGCAGATTATCAATACCGTTATGATGTTGTAATACCATTAACTGTTAGCGGTGAAGTTGATAATACTGCGAACGGTACAATGGTAAATATCTTTCAAAGTTTAAATGGTGAAATTCAAAGTATTTTAGCAGCAGATTTTTTAGCAAGTGCAACAGTAACAGCTTACGGAGTAGCAACAGATATTAGCACAAGATATACACCATCTAACAATGATACATCAATGGCTTATCTATTAAGTGGAACGACAAATCAGTATTTACTAACGACGACAATTTTTGTAAAATCAGTATAAATAGAAAACAATGGCAATAGTAAACAACGGAACATTAAACGGGTTACCATCAGAAAGACTGCCGATTGGTTATACTTTACCAACTGTGACTTTAGTATCAGATTTTCAATATAAATTTAATACAACAGTTACTTTGGCAGTTAGCACTACGGTATTATCAACAGCAGTAACAACAATGGCGGCGATAGTAACGGCAACTAATTCGGCAGTATCGGCAATTTTAGCAGCGGATTTTTTATCAAGTGCAACGGTAACAGCGTATGCAGTTATTAATAATTTGACAACTAATTTTGCACCAACTAAAAATAACACATCACAAACCTTTTTATTAGACAGTACAACAAATTCTTATTTGGTTTCTGTTAGCATTTACGTAAAAGCAATTTAAAAAAAACAATTAAAAATAAAAAAAAATGGCAACAACAATTTCAATTTCAAATCAAGTATTAAGAGAGAGAGCAAAAGTTCTTACTCCAACAGTATCAACAACATTATTAGAGAATGATTCATTTCAAGAAATCAATGTAGGAACAGATGCTTTAACATTTACCTTACCAAAAATTACTGCTGAAAATTTAGGCACAACGTACACATTTAGAAACATCGGTGCTGATGCAAATAATATCATTACAATTGCACCAAATGCCGTTGATGGTTTTAACGGTGCATTTTCATTTGTAACTGGTTCAACTGCTTCTGTAAATAGAGCAACAGGAACAGTGAACAAAAGTTGGATTAATACAAAAGCAACTTCAAAAAAAGGCGATTGGGTAACAGTAAAAGCAATTGCTTTGACAACTTGGTACATTCAAGGTGGACAAGGAGTTTGGGTATCACAAGCATAATTAACAACAAAAAAAACATAAAATAAAATGAGAAATTTAAGAAATACAAAATTAAGTACAGTAACCACAATCAACTCAACATACGCTGGGGAGTTCGCTGGTAATTATATTGCGGCGGCAATTTTATCTGCAAACACTATTGCAAATGGTGGTGTAACAGTTAGAGCAAATATCAAATTTAAAGAGGTAGTAAAGACAGTTACTTCAAGTAACATAATTCAAGATGCAACTTGTGATTTTGACGATACTGGAGTAGTAACATTGTCTGAAAAAGTTTTAACATTGGCGGAAAAACAAGTAAATTTACAAATTTGTAAAACTCCTTTTCAATCTGATTGGGATGCAGTACAAATGGGATATAGCGCATTTGATGTTATTCCTTCAAGTTTTTCTGATTTTTTTATTGGAAAGATTTTAAAAGATGTTGCTTTAAACACTGAAAATTTCTTATGGAATACTACTAACGGATTTACAAAATTGTTAGTTGATGACGGAGCAGCAAAAGAAACTTCAGCATCAGTAGATTCAACAACTGTAATAGCACAAATGAAAGCGGTAGTTGCAAAATTACCTTCTGCACTTTATGGTCGTGAAGATTTAAGATTGTATGTTAGTCAAAAAGTAGCAAAAGCCTACATCTCTGCATTAGGTGGATTTGGAGCAAGTGGATTGGGTTCTAACGGTTTTGCAAATCAAGGTACAACTTGGTACACAAACGGAACATCACTTACTTTTGAAGGTATCCAAATTTTTGTAGCAAACGGATTAAATTTAATTGATTCTGGAAACTCTATGGTATTGACAACAGTTGAAAATTTATACTTTGGAACTGGACTTTTGGATGACTACAATCTTGTTAAGACAATCGATATGCAAGATATTGACGGATCTAAAAATGTTAGATTTATTATGAGATGGACACAAGGACTTCAAGTAGGTTTTGGTGCTGATTCAGTAGTATTCTCATCATTGTAATTTAAGAGGGCAGAAATGCCCTTTTTATCAATTAATTTTAAAAATATATAGAGATGGCTTGTACATTAACAACTGGGCGGAAATTAGCGTGTAAAGATGCGGTAGGCGGCATCAAGGCAATTTATTTGGCAGAATATGGAACTTTAGGAACTGCAACAATAGCAAACACTGGATATGTAACTGGATTTTCAAATGCTGGATATTCTTTGTATCAATATGATGTGAAGAGTGCTTCGGGATTAGAGCAAACAATTAACTCAAGTGATGACAATGGCACGACTTTTTACGAGCAAGTGTTAACTTTAGCATTGACTAAACTTGATCCTTTAACTCAATTAGAATTACAAAAAGTAATTGCAAATAGACCTCACGTATTTATACAAGATAATAATGGAAATTATTTGGCTGTAGGAATGACAAGAGGAACAACTACAACTGGAACAATATCAAGCGGAGTGGCTTTAGGCGATATGAATGGTTATAACTTAACAATTAGTGCGCAAGAGCCTTTAATGGCGCAGTTTGTAACTGCATCGTTAGTAACGAGTAAAATAGCTGGAGGAGCAACACCTACACAAATTACACCAGTATAGGGATGTACTGATAAAATGGGATTGGGGTGTCTCTCGGTCGAAAAATGGTAGTATTAATTTGCTACCATTTTTTTTTATGCAAAATTTAAAATAATCACGTTATACTATTATGATTATACTAACAACATCAGCAAGTCAAACATTTCCAATAATACCAATTAGTCAAACTGATTCGAGTGCTAATAGTATTATTTTGGAATTTACAAATGAGACAACAAAAGAAGTAACGACAAAAACAGTAACTACGAGGGTATCTGTAAATGATGTGTACTATGTTACTAATACTGCTTTATCTTTTTTAAAAGAGAATACTTTTTACGTTTTAAAGGTCTATTTTAACGTGACTAATGTAATTATATACAAAGATCGAGTTTTTGTCACAAATCAAGCGCAAAGCACGTATTCGATTAATAACAGTCAATATGTTACACCAACAATAAACAATAACAGTTATATTACGATATGAGAAAAATACCTTTAAAAGTTGCGCAGCCAAAAAAATCATCGATTGGATTTGTGCAATTATCAACTTATACAAGTCCAAAGATAGTTGAGATAAAAAATCAAGATTGGATTGCATACGGTGATGACAATAATTATTTTGGCTATTTACAAGACAGAATTAACGGAAGTCCTACCAACAATGCTATTGTTAATGGAATCAGTCAAATGATATTTGGGCAAGGTTTAGATTCAACGGAAAAATTAATAAAGCCAGAGGATTATGCTCAAACTATGTTGTTGTTTGACGATGACACTATTGAACGTTTGTGTTATGATTTAAAGGCTATGGGTAATTGTGCTGTTCAAGTTGTTTATTCTATTGACAGAACACGAATTGTAGAATGTAATCATTTTCCAGTTGAGACTTTAAGAAGTGGAAAATGTAACGAGGATGGCGATGTTGAGTTTTATTATTATGCTGAAAATTGGAAAGAAATAAACGCTCGTAAATTACCGTTAGCTATTCCTGCTTTTGGTACAAGTCAAGAAAGCGAAGAAATCTTATTTATAAAGCCATACAAAACTGGGTTCTACTACTATTCTCCAGTTGATTATCAAGGAGGGTTACAATATTCAGAACTTGAAGAAGAAATAAGCAACTACCATTTAAACAATGTTATGAATGGTTTAGCGCCATCGATGTTAATCAACTTCAATAACGGAACACCAACAGAGGACGAGCAAAAGCAAATTGAAAGAGACATACAAGCTAAATTTAGTGGAACTTCAAACGCTGGTAGGTTTATTTTATCTTTCAATGATTCTAATAATTACGGTGCTACAATAGAGCCAGTTCAATTAAGCGATGCTCACAATCAATATCAATTTTTGAGTGATGAATCAATGCGTAAAATTATGGTATCACATCGAGTTATTAGTCCAATGCTTTTGGGAATTAAAGATAACAGCGGATTTGGTAACAATTCAGACGAATTACAGACTGCAACTATTTTAATGCAAAATACCGTTATCAAACCTTTTCAAAATTTACTTATAAAAAATTTAGATAAAATTTTAGCATTTAATCAAATTTCTTTAAAGTTATATTTTAAGAATTTACAGCCTTTAGATGCTGATAATGAGTTGACGATTGAAGCACAGCCTAAACAGATAACTGAAACGTTAAGCAGTAATAGTATTGACCTTTCAGAATATGGTGAAGAAATAGATTTAGAACAATATGAATTAATTGATTCAAGAGTAGTTAATTACGAAGAAGAAAATGATTTAGATTTTAAATTAAGTGTTCATTTAAGTACTGGCACAGCTTATCCTAACGCTAAAAGTAGAGAGGATAGTCCTATTTATAAAGTAAGATACCGTTATGACGGCAATAAATCGCCAGAACGACAATTTTGCAAACAAATGATGTCATCAAATAAAATATATCGTAAAGAAGATATTGAAAAAATGAGCACTCAAAATGTTAATCCTGGTTTTGGAATGAGACCAAATCCAAATGCTGCTTATGATATTTTTCTTTGGAAGGGCGGTGGCTTACTTTCTGACGAATTTCCCAACGGAACTTGCCGACATTTTTGGATTCGTGAAACTTATGCTTCAAAAGACAGAAAAACAAAAGTAGATGTTTATTCCCCAAATGCTGATATAGTAAGTCCAAGTAAGTCAATAGCAGAAAATGGATTTATACCAACCGTAAATGATTCAAGAGCGTATATTGCTCCTCACGATATGAAATAAAATATATGACAACACTTTTTATAACACCGAACGATTTAAAACAAAACTCAATTCTTAACGGAAATGTTGACACAGATGCTTTCATTCAGTTCATCAAAATTTCACAACAGATGCACGTTCAGAATTATCTGGGTACACAACTTTATAATACAATTACTACCAAAATAACAACTTCAACTTTGACTGGCGATTATTTGGATTTAGTAACAGATTACGTTCAACCGATGTTAATTCATTATGCTATGGTTGATTATTTACCATTTGCTAATTATCAAGTTAGAAATGGCGGAGTATTTAAACATAAAAGCGAAAATTCAGAAAGCACTACCAAAGATGAATTAGATATTTTAGTACAAAAGCATCGTACTTTTGCAGATTTTTACGCTAAAAGATTTGTAGATTATATGGGAATATATGCTTCGAGTTTGTTTCCAGATTATTGGTTAAATAAAAATGACGATATGTTCCCAGATAGAAATCCAAGTCCAGTAAGTTGGGTGTTGTAAATTAGCTATTTTAAGCAACGATAAATTAATAAACATATAAACTTACTACAAAATGATAAAAGAGCCTAAAAAGGATAAAAAAGCACCTTTAAAAGACATTTATCCAGTAAAGGAAAAGAATATAAAAAAAATGATAGAGTATTTAAAAAAACAAATTAAAAAATGAATACAAAAAATATAGAAGTATATGCAGTTAACGGAGCGATATTTGGATTATCATTTACCAATATTGAAAACACTATGAAATTATTTTTATTAGGTCTTTCAATAATTTACACAACAATAATGATTTATAAACTATTAACAAAAAAAGATGCAAATAAGTAAAAACCTTACATTAGACGAATGTACGCATTCAAACACAGCTATTAAATTAGGAATAGTAAACAATAATCCTACTTTAGATGCAATAGAGAATATGAAACTATTGGCAGAAAAGGTATTTGAACCAATTAGAGATCATTTTAAAGCACCAATTTACGTTTCAAGTGTATATAGAGGGATTCCTTTAAATGTTGCAATAGGAGGCTCTAAAACAAGTCAACACGTAGCTGGTCAAGCTATGGATATTGATATGGGAGACAAACAAAAGCCGAGTAACTTTGAAATTTTTCAGTACATCAAAAAGAATTTAGTTTTTGATCAGCTGATATGGGAGCTGGGAACAGATAAAAATCCATCTTGGGTACACGTTTCATATTCTAAAACGCATAACAGAAAACAAGTATTAAAAGCAAAGAAAAACCAATTAGGAAAAACATTTTATGAAAATTTTTAACAAATTAGATATGTCAGATTTAGATAAAATTCCAGAACCTATAAAAAACTTATTAGACGGTGCAGCAGATGAATATTCCAACAGTCACGCAACAACAAACGCTGGTAGGATATTAAGATTTATTTGCAGATTTATAAAACCAAGTACAATTATAAAAATGTTTGCTCATAAATTAAGTACATAAATGTCAAAGTATGACTATTTGAAATTTGATATTGTAAAGCATTTTAAAATTAATAATGCTTCATCAAAAATTGCAAAATTAATTTTAAATGATTATGACGGTATTAATTATGAAGCATTAATAAAGCATATAGATCGTTTAAAAAGGAAAAATGATTTAGATAGTGAAATACAACCTTATACAAGTGGTAATGCAAGCAACGTACTTATAATAGGTGATTTGCACGCTCCTTTTAATTTAAAAGATTATCTTTTATTTTGTCGCATTCAGCAAGAAAAGTTTAAATGTGGTACAGTTATTTTCATTGGTGATTTAGTAGATAATCATTTTTCAAGTTATCACGAAACAAATCCCGACGGATTAAGCGCTGGAGATGAATTATATTTAGCGATTAAAGAAATACAAAAATATTACAAAGTATTTCCTAAAGCCAATGTTATAATTGGCAATCACGATAGATTGGTATATAGAAAAGCATTTAGCGGAGGTGTTTCGAGAAGATGGGTAAAAGAATACAAAGATGTTTTAGAAACTCCGAACTGGAACTTTGTAGAAAACCTAGAAATTTACGATGTAAACATTAATCACGGTGAGGGGGGTACTGCAAGAGTTAAGATGAAAAAAGAATTGCAGAGCCAAATTCAAGGACATTTGCATTCTGATTTATATGTTGAGTATATTGTTGGAAAGAATTTTAGAATCTTTGGAATGCAAGTTGGTTGTGGAATAGACCATAAAAGTTATGCGATGGAATACGGAAAGAACTTTAAAAAGCCAGCCATCGGGTGTGGTGTGTTGCTTAACAAAGGTACATTGCCAATAGTAATTCCAATGATTTTATAATTATTTTGTCCAGTTTTTAATGCCAAAAACTTGACATTTGTAAAATAAATTAAAAAAAGTTTTTTTTATTAGAAATTAAATTTTATCTTTGGATCATCAATTGGACTGAACCTATTGATTTAGGTTTTGACTAATTAACGCCACAACCCTAATAAGCTTCAGTCCCTTGTTAGGGTTTTTTGTTACCTAAACAAATCGACACAAGAATTTAAGAGGGCAAAACAACAATTTGGCTTGTGTTTAAAGTACTAAAATGGGCTTCTAATGGTACAACTGTAAACGAAACTGCGACGGTCTAACTAAGTAGAATCAAACAGATAGTAAAGGAATGATTGAAAAATTATCATTTCTGGATTAACACGAAAGTAGTTAGTTCCTTAGGCTTCCTCTGTTTACTCACCAGCTTTAATCTTCAAAGTAGTATATTAATTAATTAATTAAATAAGTAAATTATGAATTATATTTTAATGATTTTATTTTATGAATTTATAAGAGCAAAAATTATTTTGTTATGGTATTACATTGTAACTTTTAAAGAAAAAAGATGAAAGATAAAAATTGCAAAATTTGTAAAATACTTTTCACTCCAGTTCAATTTGCCCAAGCTGTTTGCAATTATAAATGTGCAATAGAGCATTCTAAGAACTTAAAAAAAGAAAAGGATATAAGAGACTGGCGAGTAGAAAAAAAGACGTTAAAAGACAAATTAAAAACGCTTTCAGAATATGAAGCAGATGCAAAAAAAAGTTTTCAGCATTGGATCAGATTAAGAGACAAAAATTTACCTTGCATAAGTTGTAATAATTCAAATACTAATGATTGGGCTGGAGGTCATTATTATTCAGCTGGTATGTATAGCGGTTTTATGTTTGATGAAAGGAACTGCCACAAACAATGCAATACACATTGTAATAAACATCTCTCGGGTAATTTATTAGAATACAGAAAAGGATTGATTAAAAGATACGGCATTGACTTTGTGAATCAGTTAGAATCAGAATCAGACAGTAAAAGAAATTACAAATTTACAAAAGAGGAATTAATAGCAAAAAAAATGCAGTACGATATTAAAATTAAAGAAATAAATAAACTATCTTTGTGATGATTAATAGTTTCATAATTTATAAGTTTTAGTGGACTTTGGAATCCTCATCAGAAATGGTGGGGATTTTTTTTTTAAAAATAATTCACTTTTTATTTTGTTATTAAAAAAATGTTTATATCTTTGCTAAATATTAATCACTAAAACACTAAAAATGGAAGCATCAAATTTAAAAAACGGAAGTGTAATTGCTTACTCAAATGGAATTGAATTTCAAGAAAGCATTGTCACAAGAGTATCTGAAAAATTTGTTTGGTTTAAAGGTTCTGGATTTGACAGAATAGCAAAGCAAACATTTATTAATCATCCACAACTTTACAAAATCATCTCACTATGAAAGCACAAACACAAATCAAGATAGGCATAATTATAGCAGCCTATTTTATAATTAGAACATTAATTAATATTTAACCACTAAAACAAAAATTATGTACGATTTGCAAAAAATACTATTAGATAATTATTTCAAAAAATTTAATATTGAAATTTCAAAAAAAGAATTTATAAATGGAATTTGGTATTATTTTACAAAAATGGTTTGGGATTCTGAATATAAAGAATTTCAGTATGATGGTTATCAAACTGCTTTTTTACTTTTCCCAGAAAGATTTGGAATCATACAAGAAGAAACTGGAAAATATACAGAATATTCAAATTAAATATTAACCACTAAAACAAAAATTATGAGAAATTTATTAGAAAGATTGAAACCCGAAGTATTGGAATCGTTACAAAGAGATAAATTACTATATCCCTTTTCAATGCAATGTTTAGAAGATGATTTAAGAAACAACGTAATTTGCACTTATTTAACAGTTGACGCTGCATATAGGGTTGTAAGTTTAACGGGTAGTTTAACATTTGGAATCAGTGAATTAGTAAACTGTTTTAATGAACTGTGATGACTTTAAAGAAATATACAACCAAATGGTTGCAGTATTTCAAAGAGACAAAGAATTGACACATATTGAAATAACATTTCATATACAACCAGTTAAAACAGAAAAGAAAGTAGCAAAAATTAACATTAAAACATTTCACAATGAGCAAAAAAAGTAGCGTTTACTACAAAGGATTTACATTTGATTTTGAATATAATTATTCAGCTGGTAATTTAGGAACTTATGAAACACCTCCCGAAGCAGAAGAATACGAAATTTACAATATCACATTAAACGGTATTGATGCTTATGATTTTTTAGATCGACAAATAGACGATTTTGAAGAAGAAGTAATTAATCATTTAAAAGAGTATTAAGATGGAAAGTGACTGCTGCGGAGCATCCGAATGGTTAGAAGACACTGGTATATGTTCAGAATGCAAAGAACACGCTGACTGGAACGAAGAAGAAATAGACACCCGATGGGTATTATTAGAAGAAGGCTATGCACATACGGTACTGCTTACAAAAGATGAAGCGGAAGCAATCAAACAAAAAAATAGTATTATATTTCCACATTTAAGTTATGAATTATATTACGACGAATATTACGAATTTTCAGAAATCACTAAAAAAAATTAATTATGAGCAAACAAAATGAATCTTGGAGCGACAAGGAACTTGTGAACTATCTTACACAGTCAAACTATGCATTGAGAATGGAAAACTCCAGACTTATGGATGAGAACGAAAGGCTAACGATGAACATTGAAGTTGTCGATGCCGAAGTAGTATCTAACGGAATGAATCACTATTACCAATTTATGAACAATTTTAATTATACACTTAAAAAATCCTAACAATGAGCAAATTATTAGAACAGTTACCACAATTACAGCCGATGCACTTATCGGAAAAGTTAAGCAAAATTCAAATCGAATTTAAAGCAGTAAAATCCAAGTTTAATAAATTTGGTAATTACAAATTCAGAAGTGCAGAGGACATTCTGGAGGCAATTAAACCGATGAATGAAAAGTACAAAGTATATTTCACAATCAATGAAACTTTAATCAATGCAAATCCTCCTATTATGGCATCAGTTGCTACGATATTTGATTGCGAAAGTGGT